ACAAGGAGAAATGAACTATGCCATTTCAAGTAAGCCCAGGTGTTAATGTGTCGGAGATTGATCTCTCGACCGTAGTTCCTGCCGTATCAACAACAGAAGGTGTCATTGTCGGCACTTTTACACAAGGACAAGTGGAGCAAACAACTCTTATCACCTCTGAGGAAGATTTAGTTGCTCGCTTCGGTAAGCCAAACTCAAACAACTACGAAACATTCTTCACTGCTTCTAACTTCCTATCATATGGTAACAAACTATACGTTACTCGTGTCACAGCCGCAGATGCTGTAACTGCTTCTGCTTCTGGTAACACGACAATCCTCATCGAAACACGCACAGAATCAGAAGCACTTTCTGGTCAAGGCGAGTTCGTCGCTCAATCAGCAGGCACATGGGGTAACAATCTAAAAATCTCAGTATGCTTTGATAGTGCAGACTTCTCTGAAGACATTACACTCACGACAGGTATCTCTACAGGCGCTACAACGGTTCAAGCTGCTAACAGTTTCTTGACTAGTACAAATCTAGCCGCTGGTGATATTCTTCGTGTTGGTAACTCTTCTATCGGTTTCCAAGACCTAACTGTCACTGCTGCCGCTGTAGAGTCTGGCAATACAGATTATGTTAAAATTGATTTTGCTCCAGCATATCGTCTATCAGACACTTCACCTACGGCAGCAACTCGTAAGTGGGCACATTATCTGAATGTTGATGCTGCGCCTGGCGCCGCCAACTCCCATATCGTCGTTGTTGACGAAGATGGTGGTATCTCTGGTACAGCAAACACAATTCTTGAAGTCTACGCTGATGTTAGTAGAACAGATGGCGACTTAGATGACCAAGGTAATTCTATTTTCTACAAAGATGTGATCAACGAGCGTTCAAACTACATTTGGACAACTGCTGCTTCACTTGCTGATGGTGCTAACTACACATCATTCACAAATGGTTCTGAAGGCACAAACGGTACTGAATCAACAATTGCTCTCTCAAGACTTGCTAGAGGTATTGACCTCTATCAGAATGCAGAAGAGATTGATATCTCTCTTGTTCTTGCTGGTAAAGCGAACACAGTTATCGCTAACTATATCATTGACAATATTGCTGAAGTTCGTAAAGATTGCGTTGTATTCATCTCACCAGAACGTGGTGATGTTGTTGAGCAAGCACTCGGCGCTGAACTAGATCAAGTACTAAGTTTCGAAAATGGTCTAACACAATCCTCATACGCTGTTGTTGACTCTGGTTACAAATATCAGTATGACAAATATAACGATAAGTTCCGCTATGTTCCACTCAATGGTGACATTGCTGGTCTTTGCGTTCGCACAGATGACACTCGTGACCCATGGTATTCACCTGCTGGTTACAATCGTGGTATCATTAAGAACGTTGTCAAACTAGCATACAACCCTAAGAAGGGTGAACGTGATCAACTCTATAAAGCCGGTGTTAATCCAGTGATTACACAGGCTGGTCAAGGTACGCTTCTCTTTGGTGATAAGACACTGCTTGATAAACCAAGCGCATTTGACCGTATCAACGTTCGCCGTCTCTTTATCGTGCTTGAGAAAGCGATTGCGACTGCTGCTAAGTATTCTCTCTTCGAGTTCAACGATGAGTTTACACGGGCACAGTTCCGCAATCTAGTTGAGCCATTCCTTCGTGACGTACAGGGTCGACGTGGTATCTTTGACTTCCAAGTTGTTTGTGATACAACAAACAATACAGTTGATGTTATTGACCGCAACGAGTTTGTCGGTGACATTTATGTTAAGCCTGCTAGATCAATCAACTTCATTCAGTTGAACTTCGTAGCTGTTAGAACCGGCGTAGAGTTTGAAGAAATTGTAGGTAAGTTCTAATAAAAACGATAAATAGTATTAAACAAAGGAGTTAATATAAATGGCTTTCAACATTCAAGAAATTCGAAGCCAACTAACACTTGGAGGAGCGAGAGCCTCGCTCTTCCAGGTGCAGATTGCTAACCCAGCAAACGGCGCAGGCGACATTAAAGTTCCATTCATGGTCAAAGCAGCACAGATACCAGCATCCACAACGGGTGTGATTGAAGTGCCTTACTTTGGTCGTAAGATTAAAGTTGCTGGTGACAGAACATTCGCTGAATGGACAGTCACTATCATCAACGATGAAGACTTTCTCATTCGTAACGCAATGGAACAGTGGTCAAACTCAATCAACTCTCACGCTGGTAACATTCGTGAGTTTGGTTCTGCTTCACCTCTACTATATAAGTCTAATGCTCAGATTACACAGTTCTCAAAGACTGGTGTTCCTATTCGTGAGTATACTTTCAATGGTATGTTCCCAACTGAAGTTTCTGCTATTGAAATGGGTTGGGAAACGACTGATGCGATTGAAGAATTTACAGTTACGTTCCAATACGACTTCTGGGAAGTCTCTGGTGGCGTAACAGGCAACTCAACCGCCTAATATAAATAGATTCATATGGGGGCTGGATAGACCAGTCCCCTCTAATCTATAGAGGTATAAAGTATGGCAAATCTTTTTGGTTTCGGGATCAAAAGAAAAGAAGATAAGAAGACTGAAGAAGTTAAGTCGTTTGCTCCAGCAGTAGACGATGAGGGTTCTTTAGTTGTATCGGCTGGTGGTGCTTATGGCACATATGTAGACTTAGAAGGCAATGCCAAAAATGAGGCAGAACTTGTCACTAAGTATCGTAATTTGGTTCAGCAACCTGAAGTCCAAAGAGCAGTTGAAGATATCGTTAATGAAGCAGTTGTAGTAACTGATGATAGAAAAGTGGTTGAATGTGTCACTGATGACATAGATCAACCAGATTCAATTAGAAAAAGAATTCGTGAAGAGTTTGATGAAGTTATTCGCTTGTTAGACTTTTCTAACGTTGGTTATGATGTTTTTCAGAAGTGGTATGTTGATGGTAGACTTTACTATCATGCTATCATTGATGACACAAACGTCCGTGAGGGTATCAAAGAACTTCGTTTCATTGACCCAAGAAAGATTCGTAAGGTAAAAGAGATCGAGAAGAAGCGTGAAGGCGAAGTAGTAATTCAGAAGACGAAGAATGAATACTATGTCTATAGTGATAAGGGGTTCTCTGCTAAAGGTGGTTCTATCGGTACAGTTGGTGGTATAGATGGAACAAAGGGACTGAAGATTGCTAAAGACTCAATTGTTCATACAACGTCTGGCATTCTAAACGAGAACAATTCTCTGGTTCTTTCACATCTTCACAAAGCAATCAAGCCTATCAATCAGTTGAGAATGCTTGAAGATGCTGCTGTTATCTATCGTATCTCTCGTGCGCCGGAGCGTCGTATTTTCTATATTGATGTTGGTAACTTGCCTAAGATGAAGGCAGAGCAATATCTAAGAGATATGATGGCAAAGCATAAGAATAGACTCGTTTATGATGCATCTACTGGTGAAGTTCGTGACGACCGTAAGTTTATGACAATGCTAGAAGACTTCTGGCTTCCAAGAAGAGAGGGTGGTAGAGGTACAGAAATCACTACACTTCCAGGTGGTCAAAATCTTGGTGAGATGGAAGATATTTTATATTTTCAAAAGAAAGTATATCAAGCACTGAATGTTCCTGTATCAAGACTTGAAGCAGAGAATGGTTTCTCTCTTGGTAGGGCATCTGAGATTACAAGAGACGAAGTGAAGTTCTCTAAGTTTATTAACAGACTTCGTAATCGTTTCTCTATTTTGTTTAACAAGATTCTTGAAAAGCAGTTGATTTTGAAAGGTGTTATTGCACCAGAGGATTGGCCATCAATCAAGTCGTTCATTCGTTATGACTTCATGCACGATAATCACTTTGAAGAGTTGAAGCAGGCTGAGATTCTACAGAATCGTCTACAGATTGTTGCTGAGATTGACGAATACACGGGCAAGTATTACTCTGAAAAATGGGTTCGTACAAATGTCCTTCAGCAGTCAGAAGATGAAATGAAAGAGATTGATGAGCAGATTGAGGAAGAAGGTGAAAAGAACGGTGACGAGTTTGAGGATGAAATGGATGATAATGAAGCGGATGAACAAGAACCTGAACAATCTTAATGATTATAAATATATGGAGTTGATATGATGGCAGAACATAGCGTAGTAGATTTGCTAAAACATGCACATGAAAACGAACCTAGTGATTTCAGAGACGCTTTTCAAAGCGTGATGCTAGATAAACTTGGTGATGCAATTGATGCTAGAAGAGAAGTTATCGCACAGCAGATGATGAATGGTGCCGAAGAGGAAGACTTGGATTTAGATGTTGACCTCGACGATGAGCCAGAAATTGATAGCGCATAAGAATAAAAACAAATTATAAGGAAACCACAAATGCTATCCTTTAAAGATTTACAAGAAGTGCTACAGCCAAAAGCTGCTGGCGAGAAACGTTTTAAAGACAAACACGTTGTTGATACTATCGACTATCCGCTAAATGACGCTGAAATCAATAAGGGTACAAAGAAGTCTCCTGCAAAGAAGAAGCGTATTGCTGATAGTGAAGAGGGTAAAGACGCTGCTGTTTATGAGGAA